ATCTGAATAGTTAATCAACGCGTCGACTAGAGCATCACGGCCCCTGAACTTCTCCATAGCGGGTTCGGATACGGAGAAGTCATGGACCGTCAGCTCTAATCCCTTTTCTGCGTGTGTTTTTCCAGCAGGGGTTAGCACCGTTGGCTTTATGCCTCTCCCGCCTTCTTTCTTAGGTGTGAAAAGAAGGCGTTGCTTCTCAGGAACGGAGTTAATGTTAAATGGCTTACCTGCCAAAGAAAAGATTTCTGCTTTCGTGTCTTCTAACTGTTTCTCTAAATCTATCTTTAACTGTGACAATTGATCTACATCTATATCTGCCCCTCTCAATTCCATATGAGAGATCACATCAAGAACATCCATCTCAAGAGAGAATATGCCCCGCAAACCGTCTTGATCTAACTGTTGAGAAAAATGTAGATATAACTTCCAAGTCCACTCTGCATCTAAACCAGCGTAAGTAGCTACTTCATCGAATGAGTGCTTCTCTATCTCTTTTCCTACGCCCTTAACCATGTTGTAGTTAAACTCTCGTTTAAGGCAATCATCTAAACCAAGACCTATACGGTTTAGGTTGTTAAGAATAAAGGCAGCGTTTAATGTACAAAAAAATGGGCCGCTAGGCATACCGCCGATGTATTTAGCAACACTCTGTAAGTCAAATTTAAGATTGTGACCGCTTTTAATTATTGAATCGTTTAATAATAAAGGCTTAAGAGCTTTAAATACTTCTCCTGGAGTTAGCTGTGCAGGAGGCTCTGAAAATACTTTGGTTGCCTTCTTTTCGTCCTTGCTGTAGTCCTGAGGACGAAGCTCTAATCCCTTTTCAAGCCTGAGATGAGCAGAAGGTAGTAGGGGATAATCAGTCCTGAGATACTGACCATTTGGATGGCCCATAGGAATAACATCAACGCGATCATATGTAGATAATGCTATCCAAACAACTTTATTCTGTCGTGGATCTCCACGATGATTACCCATAGTTTCTACGTCGTATACAAAAGCATCTACTTTGCTATACGCATCAACTACTTCTTGTAGTTGATCTTGTGTGTATATAACCCTCATTGTGCTTTCCCTATTCCTTTTTACATTGGTCACATTCACAGTGACCTTCCCCATTTATATCAATCCAAAAGTAATCTAATTTTATTACGGGATGCAAATCTACCTCAGAAGTTTTACACACGATTTTTATCTCCAATAATTAACATCCAAAAAGCAAAGCTAACGATAATAGCTTTACGTTCTAAAGACCAGGAAATGCCAAAAGAAAAAGCTTCTGGACAGTAATATCCTTTTATATGTTTTGTTGTTAAAACCCTCATTATGCCTCCTTGTTAGACCGGAGGACCCAGGAAAAGGAGGGGGAGGAAACCTGGGCCCCCGGCGATTGTCGAGAGATTACTGCCCAGCTAGGATTTCTTTAGCTATTTCCTCGAGTTCGGACTTTGAGGCAATACGAAGTGACTCTGGTCCTAGAGGCTTTAGCTTAGAAAGCATTTCTGCTGCTGCTGCAGGATCGATCTCCCAATCCTCAACAAGGTCGCGCTCTTTAACGGGCACGATTGAGTATGAAGTTTTTGTTCCTTGACCTGACTTACTAACTGCCCAGTAAATATCTGGACGATTAAGTGGTCCGGTCTTCTTGTCTGCGTTCAACTTTTCAAGTTGTCCGCAAAGACGCATACCAACAGTCAAGAACTGAACTTCTGGTTCAGATTCAAGATCTGTAAGGTTTACTACAGAGAAGGCAAACTTTTGTTCAGGCTTATTTCCTACACGGCTTAATGGATCTCCATCCCAACCGATAAAGGACTTCTTGCCTGGACGATTTACCCAGTGCTGTAAGAAGCTCATTGGTTCTGCAGAAATAAACTTAATTAACTGAACATTCTCTTCAAATTTAAAATCAGTTGTGAAAGATTTACTTGCATTAGCGACTGCTTTTTTAGCAGCAGCCCAACCAGATTGAATTGCCGAAGATCTTTCAGGCATTTCATTTTCGTCTTCTTCTTCAAATACATCTGCAGGTTCGATTGGTGCAGACATGAACGTAGGTTCTGGAACCTCGTCTGTTACATATGAGTTTAGATCTGGCGCATCTTTCTTGATACGCAATGGATTTGTTGCTTGAACTCCCATTTGGGTCGTTCCTTTCTTGTAGGCATTAGGCATTAGGCATTTCTGTTTCTTCATTGTGAATCTTAGTCCAATTCTCAAGTAGTTCTACTGAGAGATCGGAGTGTCGATTCCATTCAATCCGAGGAGACTCTATGAGGCCCCTGGATTGAAAACTCTGTACTGCTGACTCTATCATAGCACGGCTGTACATGCGCCACCCGGGCTCTTTCTTGCCGTCTACTATTCGAGCCTTTAATCTGTAAGGCGCTCTAGGGATATAACCCTTTCGCTCCCAAAGACGAAGAGTCACTAGTGGCCGGTTCAACGCTGAGCATAAAGCTCCCGCACTAAATAGCTCTACTGACTTTCCGTTAGGCAAGTTTTTTATCTTACCTTGAGACTCCCAACTTCCCGACTCCTCTTTCTTTTTGGGTTCAGGAAAGGCCATTGACTTTCGTTTACGTTTAGATCCAGGATAGTACTGATCTATGTTTTTAAACAACTCGTCAATGGTGTCAGACATCTTAGTCTTTCTTTGGAATAAAAGCCCAGCTGATTTTCTTTGGGAACATCGCGTCGATGTCTTGTTCAGTCAGCTTGCCTTCGTAAAGAGCAGCCATAACTTCATCTTCAGCTACTGTAGGAATTGACTTTATGCAACGTTCTGCTAAACCCTTTTTAGTAAGGATCAGTATAGCCGCATCCATATCTAATCCCATGGATACTTTTCGTTGACGCTGTAGTCTCCTGAAACCATCTACTTCTTCAGGCAATTCAAAATTAATATGGCCTCTGTCATCTTCGACGCCATTTTCAATTACAAACTCATTCAGCTCTTCTTTTATAACGTTCTGTTCTTTAGTAAGAATTTCTATACGACTCTTGTAATGAACGAACTCACGGAACTTCTCCACAATAGGATTTACTGCGGATATTTGACGTGATGGTTTTGCTGCTTTTGCCATTTTCCCTCCCTAGTTTTTTTATTATTCTGAAACGTATTCCTTCAGATACTCAATAATAACATCGGTTACTGTGCGGTTGTCAAGTGCGGCTTTTTCCTTGACTTGAGCCCATAGCTCATCGGAAACCCGGATTGTACGGGTTGGGGTCTTAGGTGAGTTAGGCACAACTCTCTCCTTAAACTATACTAGATTCGAGAAATGATCGCAAACTACCGGCTGTGAGGTTTACCCCACCCCGGTCATTGATACCTTCTCCGTCTACCACGGCGTTTGCCACGGCATTCTTCTGCTCCAAGAGGGCGTGTTGCCGCTCCTCTATAGAGCCATCAATTAGAAGGTCCTGTATGACTACAGAATTCCAGGTGCTGGAAGCTCTCTTTATTCTACCGTTTCTTTGCACAGCTAACCCAGCATTCCAAGGTAAATCATAATTTATTAGCATATTTGCTTGAGGTAGGTCTACCCCATACCCGCCAGCGTCTGAGCTTACTAGCACACGGCAATCAGGATTATTTTGGAACTCTACCTTTGAAGCTTCCTTGGTCTTAGCATCCATCTGACCCGTGTAGGTGGAGCAGCCGTAGCCTTTTTTAGTTAAGGCAGCTGCGATTATGTCTGTCATAAGAACGTAGCTAGTGAATATAACAACTTTATTACCGGAGTATTCAGACAAAAAGTTATCCGCAAAATCTACTAATACGTCTAGCTTAGGAGCGTGCTTTAAGTCTTGCAGCATGCCTGCATCCTTGAGCTCCCATGCATACTTAGAACCCTCGTTAGACATGGCGTTGAAGATATCGGCAGAATGCCTTAGAAGATCCGGATGATCGCAAAGCATACGAAGCGCAGTTAACTTAGACATTATCTTGCCTCGTAACTGATCTCCTATGCCTCCTTGATCGCTGTCTGCATAATGAGAAAAGATGTCAAAGCGAGGACCAAAAGAGTTCAGAGCTTCATCTAGGTCATCTAGTAACTCTGTAGATATCTGACGGTATAAAACAGCAGACTTTCTGTCGAACTGTATGAGGATTGGCTCAGCTTTTATTTCCTCAGGCAAGAAAGGAGCCACATCGGGATCCTGTTGACGTTTACGAACAATAGCTTTTGAAAGAGTCTTATGAAGAGTAGGAAGGTTCCTATATCGCTCAACCCCACCAAATTGATTACGAACTATGAAGGTAGCGTCAAATAAATCAAATCTACCTAAAACTTTAGGGTCTACAAACTGCATTATTGAATAGATCTCTTCCGGTTTACCGTTCTCAACCGGAGTTCCAGTCAAGGCAAACTTGTACTTAGAGTCTAGTTGTTTAACGTATCTTGATCGTTTTGACTTGAAAGATTTGATTGCTGTTGCTTCATCGACAACGATGAATCCTCTTGGGAGTGAGGAGACGAAAGTCCAGTCGTTAACAACTTGCTCATAGTTGATAATGACGTAATCAATGCCATTTTTACGCCATTCGAAGGCTTCGTGATATTGCTCTGCTCTTTGTTTCTGCGTTCCATCCACAACCAAAGCGCGTGAAGATCCATTTGTAAATTTCTCAATCTGTGATGCCCACTGATATTTCAATGAGGATAGGCAGATCACGATACCGGGCTCAGTTATCTCGCCCCTATCCATCAAGTCTTCTATAGCGGCTATAGTTAATACTGTCTTACCTAAGCCTAGATCGTAAGCGACAAGCATCTTTTTTCTGTCGATCATTTTTTCAACAGCTTCTGGTTGGTATGGAAGTAAAGTTCCTGAAAAAGTCATTGGATAGCCGACCTCCCTAACACACAGTGCCTCGCATTTTCTAAGCCCCAGTCTATCTGATCCGGAGTCAAATCGCCAATGTCCTTTTTGTCCGAATCACCGTAATTAAAGAACCAACACTCTAAGCCGAGTTTTCTAAAAGAATCTAGGAGGAAGTTGCTTGCCTTCTTTCCTGCCTCGTCATTGTCCATAGCTATGATCAATACTTCTGCACGACGCATAATCTCAATCTGCTCAGAACTTATTATGGCTCCGCAAGTAGCTACGCCCCCAGGTATCCCGACAGACTTTAGTTTTACAGCATCTAGGGGAGACTCCACAACAATCATTTGTCCTCCTTCCCAGACGTCTATCCCAAATAAAGTTTTTGATTTTGGAATGCCAGGAGGGCGGTTAAAAAATCTTCTAGAAATATGACCTTTTTCTTGCCATCCTAAAAGTTTATGGTGATCTAAAGAACGTATAGGCAGAACCCAAGTTGAGTCAGACTCTCTCCATCGTAAACCGTATAGCTCGCAGGACTGTTTAGTTAATCCCCGATCTCTTGCTGCCCATTCTGGGACGGCTTGAAACACAGCTAGGCGAGCTTCACTCATGGGAACTAACTTGGGTAGGTGAATGTAGGTCTTTTTAGCTTCTTCTAATTGCTTTGATACTAGATCCCAATCTACATCCGTATTGGAGCGCAACCAAGACTTAGATTTTTCTAGGTCTCCGTATTCCAGTAAATCTGAGATTAAGGTAAGGAGGTTTCCTTTATACCCACAAGAAAAACAATGATGTGCGCCAGTATCCGCGTTTATTGACCAAGAGGGGTTACTGTCTTCTTTTCCTATACGGTACTTGTGCATAGGACATAAGGCAACTAACTCAGACCTACGTTGAGTAGCGTCTATGCCTAGGCGTAGTAACGCCTTCTCTATGTCCCCTTCTTTATAAAACATTATTTATCCAATAAGGTTGGGGCTTTTGCATATGTTCCACAGACAGAGCATTCCATGTCTAAGCAGTACATAGCAATTTCGTAATCGTCAAAGGTCGCCTTTATGTTCCACAAATTTGATTCGCAAACAGGGCACTCATGGAGAACTTGATTCTCATAGTCCATAGAGCCGGTGTAATCGGGCTTTAACTCACGAATAGACCTTGACACGAAGTCTCCTTGAAGATCTGATTCTTTGACGCTCTCGCGGCGTTGTGGCACCCCATATTCCATCGAGGTCCGTTTGAGTGACCGCGTACTCCAAGCAAGGATTGAGCAAAGGGCACTGATTACATACTGCTTTAGCAGCTCTAATCTGAGTTCTAGAACTGTAATCTTCCGGAAAAAATAGATCCGGATCCTGATCCTTGCACGACTGACGGCCGTCATAAGGATACTGCGCTTCCATATTCTTCGAACCTTCCCTCTTCCCAATCCCATAGAAGTTCGACTTCTGCAGGACCGCAGTTGCGACTTGCAACAATTTTTAGCAATCTAGATGAGTCATCGTTCTCATCTTGTCGTTGTAATGCAAATATGACGTCGGAATCTTGTAAGAACGAGGATGAGTAACCAATGGAGTCGGCGGTTACTTGTCCTCTTCGTATCTTGTGATTTAAAACCTGAGTGGTTTGAACTACAGGTATTTCGTGTTGTTGACCAAGACGTTTCATTGAACGAGTAATATTTGTTAAAGCAAGTGGGGTTGTCATCTCGCCCGTCATCTCATCAACCATAAGATAAACACCGTCAACAAAAAGAATATCGGGACGTAGCTTTTCAATCTTTACAGACAGGGCACTTATAGTCTGAGCAGATACTGACTCAGATAAATAGAAGTTATGCATGGTGCTCATGCGCTCTAGAAACCTCTTATAACGGATTTCTTCCTCAGGCTTTAATGCGCCTCGCATAAGTCTTCCGTTAGAGATGTGAGCTCGCATAGCATCGTGACGTCTTTGCTGCTCAATGTTACTCATCTCAAATGACTGGAACATCGGGACAAAACCATCATCGTGAACGTTAGCTGCCATCTGCATAGCTAGAACAGACTTACCAGTTTTAGGAGGAGCAATAATTGTAATTAGCTGACCAGGCTGTAAACCAGCAGTTGCAAAATCCATAACTTGGAATCCGGTAGCCATACCAAGCAATCCGTTAGGTCTGGTTTTTACATTTAAGT